ACATACGACTGTGCTTGTGTCGTTCCATCTTTTGAAATACCGAGCGAAAGCGATGTCGGTGTGATAATTGATTTGTTTGTAGCGCTTTGCGGACTAATGTTTGATCGAATATCTTTACTTTTAGAGCGAGATATTGAGTATGTGCTGTCAACTCCGACTAAGGTTGGCTCATAGATATACGATGTGACTCGTGCTTCAACATAATTGTTATTTGTTCCAGTGCCTTCTTCAATGAATACACTGCTTAAATCTGTCGCTTTAAGATGAACAACATTGTTTTGCGCATAATTGTAGCTGCCTTCGGTTTCGATCAGTCTTGCGACGACGCCGTCGAGCTTGCATTCTGAGAGCGTTAAACCATCATTAAGTCCTGAGCAATTTGCATAAATTTGACAATTTTTTGAGCCTGACAATCGTACTACAGATGCGCCTGTAGACGTATATGTCGGGAGGTTGACGCCCATTTTGTCTGCATTAACAAATGCT